TAAGGATCCAGGAAAGAATCTCCATCGTGGGGAACTACCACCGGACTTGAACATCAGCGAGCAGGCGCCCCTTGCAATAGCCAAAGAAGTATAGTGGAGAGTAGTGCGCAAGCCCATTCCTAGGATCTCTGGGAGGCCGAACTTGATTCTGAGATCACCAGATCCCGCGTCGGACACAACCAGTGCCGAATGTGATCGTGCTAATCCTCTGGAGACTAACCGGCATAGTGCATGAGGAGCCAATGATTGGATGTTAGTCTCTCTTGCCATCTTGGATACAAGTGATGTTTCGACAGTCGCTGCCAGAACCTCAAGATCAATGGAATCTTGATAGGCCAGGGATGACCTTTGGATTTTAGAGGGCCTCGGTATTAGATCTAGCGGAGAATACATTGTCACATCAGGAACACGTAACATTGGTATATTGTCATACCGCACTGTGACAAATACAGGTAGGTCAGTCACTTGTGTTTCCAGCTGACAACAAGCGACCACACAGACCATATCCTCTTGAACCATCCGGGGGTAGTCGTCCTCCCCTCCGATCAGCGGCACAGCTTGGTTCGTGGAGAGACAGCACTGGCTTGCGGCGGCTAGCGACCCCAACCCATGAGCCTGACGTACGCCAAGTCGTGTGTTGTATCGGTGAGCTACAGTTCCTCCGTACACCTTGCCGAGATATGGCTCAGTCTTGAGAAGATCAATGTTTGCGCGAGATTTTGCCACCTCTGAGATGAGGTATTTTGTGGTCACGTCCAGTCCAGGCTGTACCAGCACGTCAGCCAACCTTTTGATAGCTCGAGCAGGTGCAGTAGAGGTAACTATTTTATACCCATGTTCCGATCTTTTCTCCTTGGTCCTCAGACCGAGATATGGGTCGAATTTCCCCCTCCGGTAAGCGACACCCGGACCGTTGGGTCCTACCGAGAGTCCTTTCACGCCCGGGAATGTGTCTGGATAGCTAGTGCAACTGATACAGCCCTCGAATGGAGTATATGCCGTTACCCCAACGACGGTATTATCCCATTCTGCTTCCCAGGTGCGGCGCATTTCTGTGATGTCAGCATAAATGGATATAATCGTCGCTTCACACCTCTGTAACTTGCTAAGTCTACCTAACACCAGCACCACCTCGGAAGCTCCAACATCCAGGATGGTTCCAACCGCGTCTGGACCATCACGCCTGCGTGTAAGCTCTTGAATGGTGCGTGTCGCTGTGAACATTTTCCCAATCATCCTCTTGACCCCGGCAACTGACCATCCGAAGATATCTGAGGCTATCAGTGGATTAAATGGTCGGATGTTAACCAAGGCGGTACGCAAGCTATTTTCATAGTCATCAACGGAATCAGATAATATAGCCTTGATTGCCAGGTTCTTTGTAACCGACTTGACACGTTGTAAACTCTCGTTGTACATTGCCATCTCGACCGTGATGTGGGATACTATGGGGAGCGAATATGGATCATCAATGAGTGCTTCGGGTTTTGGGTGTTGGTCAAACCATTCCAGTGTTCTGATCCCATATATCAACCTTCTAGTGACAGCAGAGTGACCTTGTAGAATCTTGAGACTAGCGTAGTCCTTCGATAAGGGGTCAGCCCCTCCTTTGTATAAGAAGGCCACGCATGGCAAGGCTGGAAGCCCACCGAGGGAACGTGGTAAGATGCAAAGAGCATAAACCATGGATAGGGTCATTTTACCGAGAGTCACCTTACCTATAGACTGTGCTTCTGTTGGAATCGACACCTTCCAAGAGAGTAAATAAAGTGAGAAGTGAAAGAGCCACAGCGTGTATCCGTGTAAAGGGTACTTAAGGTATTCAGACGCTGCTAGACATTGACTCGATAGCCCGCTAGCCATGTTGGTTACAGTCGGGTAGTCGTCAGAAGCATTAGGGAAGACCCGACTGAAGGCCTTACACGATGTATAGTATGGTACACCTTCCACATAAACATTCTTGCTGTAACTCACGGTGTTCGTGGAGACTACACATTCGTCGAGCTTAGCATCTTGGCCATATCGCCCACTAGTGGTAACTACTGCTGTTAAGATCCCATCCGCTAGGTCTTGAATAGTCTTGCTCTCGTCCGGACTCACGTTCCGAGGAATATAGAAGAGAAGAATCTGGTTGTCGCCTTGCCCTATCAGGTAGTATTTATACCCGTAATGGGAAACTGCTAGGTCAACCATTGGGTAGGTGCAGCATGTCCAAATCTTTTGACACAGTCCTTCAATGCCGGCCTTATGGTTGCACCACAGGAGGGAGGACTCCGGTATCGGAAGGGTAGGGTCGTCCTGGGATGCCTCCTTGAGTCCATCCGGACAGCATTCTTGTGTGCGGACTAACATGACACACTGAACAAAGAAGTGGTGTACAACGGTGTATAGGCCCGGGATTCCACACATTTGCTCTATGGTTGAACCTATTGGGTCCACAGTTACTGCATCCCAATGGAGGTTCCAACTTGAGAAGTCGATTACAAGGAAGAGTCGTGCATAGGTATCGTCTAGGGCAACATCCGTAACTCGGTGGAAAAGTCCTTCTATCTCATCCTTAGACAGTGTCATTGTCTGGCAGGGGAGGTAGGGAAAGACGAACTCCGACAAGTTGGCCTCGGTTGCTGTGAAGAACATTCTCATCTCGAGGACAAGCATTCCAAACATGCGTGCTGCGGTCTTGAATTCCCTCTCCTTGGGATACAGGGACACAATGAACCAATCAAAAGGAATTTGCCCACTACATACTTGCTGGACAATTTTGAAGACTGATATTTCAGGTTGACTGAGCATCTCTAGGAGGAGTCTCTTGTGACTCTTGGGAGGGATCCTTTTATCCCATGTCGCAGCCATATTAGACCGGTAGAGCGATATCGCCTTATCATCAACCAGGTCAAGGAAGTTGATATAGTAATCAAAATCAAAGTGCTTGGCAAATTTGACATGTTGCCACTCCAGTTGGTCGTAACTCAAGAGTGAGATCTTGGTTTCGTTGGTGTAGAAAAGGTGATATAGTTGAGTCTGTCGCCCTTCGTCAGAGAAGACAAGGGGGGGCCATTCTCCGTTCTTCCTGATATACCCTTCAGTGTACATGTAGCAGAATCGCGACCGCAACTTGGCAATATCCACGGGGCTGGTATTGACTATCTTGCGTGCCTCTTCTCTCACCTTGTCTCCCCCGATGGTTGGATCAACCAAAGGATGGCCAAACATCTTCTGAGTACCAAACACCTCCACACAATAATCGAGCCTATCTATCTTCCTCAGAACAGACGTGAGCTCATCGGCCAGGTATGGACTGGTCCCACCCAGGTCTTTCTCCTTCTCCCTAATCACGGATGTCATCCTAGTGATCATGAAATCCTTCCCAAGGAGGTTGTCAGACATCCCGGAAATCCAGCTGATTGTGAGGGCCTCGACTTGCTTTCCTATACCATACCCAGCGTTTTGGTAACGGACTAGACATTTGGTAAACCAATGGAAGATCTTACGGAATATATCTGGTAACTCTCTAGTTCCATAGATCTGGTAAGCAGCCACGAGGGCATTGAAGCGCGAGTAATACATGTCCTTGAACATCAAGAGCTGGTCATAAGAAATCAGCCATGCTGTTTCATGTTCCGTAGGCACGATGAGGATTGTGGAGCAGTCCGAGTACCACGAGAAAAGTGGTGTAGACCCGGGACGGACACGTGTATCTGACCGTGACCACCGAGTAGAGATAACATCCACCATCTTCTTGAGTGTAATCATCCTGGACCACTCAGGAATAGCATTCCGACTAGCGACATCAATACGATGAAGCGAATGCTCAGCTCCATGCGGCAGACCCCACTGGGTAAGACCGCCACTAAACATTTGAGTGATACGCTCTGCAATAGCGGCTGCATTACTAATAACATCTGTACTAACGTTGGTTGGCAACAATGAGTCCATAAAGTAATAGTCGCCCGGGTTCATAATATCAACGTCACGATCTCCAACCCGTTGAAGGTATTGGTTAGCCGTACGCTGCTCACGTTGAGAGAATGGATAGGGTGGTAGTTCACCAATTCGTGTTGCACAAAGATTGGCAAAGAATTTGTCACGATTATTGCTAATGATGGGAGAGTTGAGAAATGTGTTGAGAAAGCTAGACATGTTGGTATCGAATTGCTGGTTTATTCAAATGTCGTGTACTTCGTTGTTGTGTCAAGGGGATCAGGACAAATAACGCCTAGCGATGAGACCCAAGCTCACTGATTACCTGTGTACTTAAACCACGGACACGGGGTCCAAGGGGCTGATGTCAGTCATCTTGCTCGGAGTGTTCAAACTCTTCCAGGAGATCAGCAATCGAACCCATTGTTAGTGTCTTGGTTTCGAAAGTTCGAGCTAGGGCTACTCCAGTTGTGCTTTTCTCTTGGACGTCCTGTTCCAGACGTGTCAGCTTGATAGACGTGTCCCTTGCTTCGTTGTAAAGGGATGTCACCATCTGACGAGTGTCAATGAGTGTATCACGTATATATTCAAAGGCCTGGAGTGTCCCAGAGTTAGACACACCTTTAATTTTAGGTGGTGTTAGTCTATCCAGATCTGTCTGTGACACCGACCCATTATCGGCTTTCTTCATAACGGCCCTCACCACGTACGCGATCGACAAGAGCTCCTGAAATTGTGACGCTCTCAGTACCAGTTCACCCAGAGATGCCTCACTTTGGTCAGACATCTCTGCAATGGCATGCCTTGCGGATTTGGTGGATAGTTGAGTTTCTTTGGTGCTGCGTCTAACCGGGCGCTGGGTCGCTAGCCTTATTAGAGACATAACTATGTCGCTGGTTGGCTCTGGCACCTTTGCCAGTCGTCTGTCTGGAAAGGAGGAACTTGGGCTAGCTCAGAGTTCTCTCTCTAAGTACTGCTGATCAGAGGTAGCCAGGTGTGTCCTGTTGCAGAGTTGTGTGTTAGTTTGTTAAAGTCGGTTCCTTCAAAGGGGAGGTGCGTGCATAGTTAACCATAAGCAAGTTCGATCAGGTGGTGTGCTTCCTAGTGTTTCGGTCCTTCCGGAATAAACTCAGCGCATTCCTCATCTCAGGTGAAGTCTCACTGTCCTGCTCGGACAGGGTGTGGCTATGGTTGAAGGTTGGACCGTAGTCTACAGTGTTCTTGTTGTTGTCACCGTCAGTTGGAGGATCAGCCGTTGTCAATGAAACGGTGTCGTCATCATCGGGTAGGTCTTCAATCTGGTGGAAGATACTCCTGAGCGGGGTTGAGGCGTCTTCCAGTTCTGTGGTGTAATCTTTAACTTTAAGATCAATGATTGGACGGTCAATGTCTTGGCTCTCCAGTGCTATGGAAAGAACCCCACCTAAGGTGCTCTGGAGAGATGATGCCTCGTTGGTTAGGTGAGCAGTGAAGGATGCAGCTGCTCGAATCTTCTGAAGGATGAACGAGGTCATTTCATCCGCTGAGTGCCGGGAGAGATCGGCAACAGGGACACCAGGGTCCTCTGCACTTGCCCCAAATATTGTTCCTATCTTAAGGAGGCCATGGAGCTGAACGTTCAGCGCACCGTCCACTGCTGCTAATAGGAGAAGACGATTACTAGCGACAGTTCTCCATTCTGATGCAGAGGCTTGAGCAACGTTAAGTTTCCTCAAGGTCTGTTGTAACATCTCTTTGTACCTGGATGCAGACATAGTGCTCTAGATCAATCGGGAGGATAGGACCAGCTTCAGGAAATTTTGCGAAAAATCTGGATCCAAACACAAATACCGACTCTGGTGTCTTCAAGGTTTATTTGAATAACAAATAGATCTTAGGAAATCATTGCAGCGATCAACATAGAGACTCCTACCGGATGGGTTCAAGTGGTCATCAGCCTTGGTTAGGGGAAAAAAAGAAGGTATGCAGATTAAATACTCGCCAGATGGCAAGAGTCACCATGTTTCCCGGTTCCTCATTCTCCTAATCCAATGTCCACGGGTTCCCCACCAACCCCAACCTCTTCGAGTTCCTCTGTTTCAAAGCCATACCTCTGTTCAAGTTCGGTCAGTCTCCCCTCTCGAATTCTATTCCTCCTTTCACGTTCCTCCATGAATGCCTCAACAATAGCAACATAGGCATTTGAACGATAGAACTTCTTGATATCCTCTCCAATTTCCTCAGCAACTTCAAGAGCACATGCAACCAATGGCTCAAGTTCCTTGCGAGGGAAGATTGGTGACTTATCTCCGTAGATCAGCTTGACGTAAGGACGTAGAACAGGATCTACCTTGATAAGTGCATTAACACTGTCCTTATAGATCCCAAGGGGAGTCCGGAGAACCGGGATTTCTGTCACCCAGTCATAGGCCTGCAAGAAATTCATGGTGATCTTCGCGTGATTCATTCCGCTCCACTGAAGGAGGTGCATGGTAGTGTACACCAGGTCCTGACCAAAATTGGTGTCAGATTGGGCGTATTGGGCAAACTCTGTCACAACCACTGCTCGGAAACCAGAAAGCTCTGCCCAGGCACTGTTGATTGGGACATGGCTCTCGTCACTCAGACGGAGATCTCCATCCAAAAAAGCGATTGGCTGATGGATATGAGCCTTTCTTTTAATCGCATCTGGTCGCGCCCCGGACAGTGCAGAGTGATCATCCCCTTCCACACGCTTACCCATGATGAACAGAACTATAGAGTAATGTCCGATAATCACCTTGAGCGCCCATTGCTTGTTAGCGGTGCTCCACTCTAGGGAAGGATTGATGGCTGGAAGACCAGGGATTACCGCAGCAGGAGCCATCCTAGCTACAATGTCTGTGGTTTTGGCTTCGTCTTGTGCTTCCAACGCCTCCTTAAACTCCTGGTACAGATCCGTGATAGCCTTAACCTGGGCATCAGTGAGCTGGGAGATGGTGAAGACATTTGCCGACAGTTTAGACTGGAAGCCAGGGAACAGTGCAACAGTATAGACCGCCACATATGCCTTCCAGGCATTGAGTGAGGTGCTCTCGGATGTTCCGCTGCACATGATCATGAACAAGAAGGCCCGTCGGGTGTCATCAGAAGCAGCCGGGGGAAGGACAGGAACAATGATCTTCTCGGTAAGACCAACAGCCATTAAACCCCCCTTCCGCGTCTTAGGCTGAACGGCCGAGGCAGTAAAAACACCTGATTTAAGAATAGCCTCCATGTCTTGATTCTCAGAACAAATCCTGTAGTTCACGAGGGCACAATCTGATAGTGTTGCCGGGTACTTAGAGACTTTGACAGGGAATATCAGTTTGTTAAAATAAGATCTGGTGATTTCAGTTAAGTTGCGTTGAAATTGAGGAAGTGGCTTGCTCACGGGGTTGCTCTGCCAGAGGGTTACTCAATCTCATCTTGGAGGATCCTGGACTTGACGTCACTTGGAGTGTCTTTGCTCCTGTTTTTTGGGTCAGCTAGGGGGGCCTGGATAGTGGCCTTAGACGAGCCTCTTTTATCCCTCGCTGAAGGGTCAGCTGTTTTGGTCGGTTGTCTGGCTGGTAGCTTGGGGGCGTGGACCCCTAGTTCTAAGACAGCGGCTGTCAGAGATGCAACGTCTCTGTTGAGCGATGTTAGGGATATCTGGAGAGACGTGTTGCTCTTCTTGAGCATTTCTACTTCTTCACGGGTCTTGGCTAACTCTCCGGATAGGTCACTAACTGTATCACTCAGAGTGGAAGTTATAGTGTTGATCTCCTCTATCTCCGCAGAAGACAACACTTCTGCACCCGGTGGAGGTAATACACTTGGGGATTCCTCTGTGTCGGTCAGAAGAACACCGCCAGTCTTCTCTCGAGCTGCACCCGGCGGTTTGGTCTCTGGACGGGGAAGAGGTGCCTTCTTGGGACCTCCCTGCTTCTGGGCCCATAACCGCTGCTTCTCCCTCCATGCAGCCTTCTTCTTTTCCTTAGCACTTACACCTTGGGCTCCCGCATTTCCACCCTCTTGTCTAGGCCTCGGTTCGCCACCGTCAGTGCCTAGCCTCAAGGCTAGGTCTGCTGCCTGAGCTGCCATAGTCTCAACGTCTATCTCGGGCAGGGTCGAGAAAGCCGACCCCAACGCAGAGTCTGTTGGGGGAAGGGTGGACATGGTACAAGATGGTCTGAGGGAGAACACCTAGTGAACAGTTGGTTAGGTAATTGGTTAAGTAGGGTCCTTAAACCTGATTCTTGTTATTTCCTGTGACGGACGAGGGCGACAAGAAGAAAT